AAAGGCAAACAATATGAATCTATCAAAGACGAGCTATGGGCACGTTTAAATGCAATTAGTAAATCTTAAACCAGAATTTACTAACTCGCCTTACCTAACTATACCAATCCAGCAATTAGACGCAGAAACGTTACCTTTACGTGACTTTGACAAGGATGGTTACGAAGTTCCTGCACCTTTAGAACTAGCATACTATAAATCAAACAATGTAATTATGAATACTGAAATACAGTATCATATTGCACCTGTACAAGAATGGTTCACAGATACTGAAAATAGTGAACACGGTTTAGTATTAGATCACTGCATGATACTAACACGCTATGCACTTGCAGGAGAAGCAAGAGAACAATTAGAAGAAGTAGCAAAGAATCGTCCTATTGTAAACAAACTATTAAGTATTAAACCTAAATACGGTATAGACTTTTCGCTTGACTATGTAACACATGATGTTATAATGGAAGTAATACATATAGAGCAGGACTTTACTACTCTAGAAGAAGCAAACGAAGCAAAAGAAAAACTAGAACACATAATTGATACAACGGATTGGTATCAAGGTGTTGTAGACTTACAACGTAAAAAACACGAATGGGAAACTTTATCAAGCGATGACCACTCCGATTATAAAGCACAATTCTTTGGATGGCACAGAGCTTTTGATAATAAAAAAGTATTTTAAGGTTGACATTCGTTTAAAAATATCATATAATATAAACAATAAACACAGGAGAATCCTATGAGTGATCGTACCTATGGTGCAGAAGAAAAGGCAAAACTAGAACGTCTAGTACGTGAAGGCGTTACAGTATTACAAGAAGTAGAAGATTTAAATACAGGCTTAAAAGAAACTGTAAAGGCTGTTGCTGAAGAATTAGATATTAAACCTAGTCTTATTAACAAAGCAATTAAAATTGCTAAGAACCGTGATTGGGACGCACATGCAGACGCACACGAAGACTTAGAAACATTGGTAGCAACACTTGGATACGACAAGTAAAAAACCTTATCAGTGGTTAGCATGGTTTAGCACAGTATCTTTATTACTGTCTGCTACGCTTGCTGCTTTTAATGTTTATCCTCTTTATGTTTGGGGATTCATTATTAGTAACACACTATGGATGATTATTGGTATCCTATGGAAGGAAAAAAGTTTAGTCGTAATGAACTTTGGACTAACTATTATATATGTAGCTGGGCTACTGTATGATTTCGCCGCATAGGCAAGTAGATGGTTAAGTTGGCCAAAAGCAACGAAGGAGAAATAAATGCCATACGTTGATGCGATGTTTGATCGTGATCAAGATATTATACGTGTAGTTGAACGCCGTGACGGCAAAAGAAGTTACACAGAATACCCTGCAAAATATACTTTTTATTATAAAGATCCTCGAGGCAAGTACAAGAGTGTGTACGGGGATCCACTCACACGTATTGTATGTAAGAACACAAAAGACTTTCGCAAAGAAGTTGCTATTAACAAAAGCAAAGAACTATTCGAAAGCGATGTTAATCCAATATTCCAATGTTTAAGCGAACACTATCTTAACCAAGATGCTCCAAAACTAAATATTGCGTTTTTCGATATTGAGACAGATTTTGATCCAGAGCGTGGATTCGCTGATCCTGCAGATCCATTTATGCCAATTACATCTATAAGTGTATACTTACAGTGGTTGGAAACAATGGTATGTCTTGCTGTTCCCCCTAAAACACTTACAATGGAGCAGGCAAAGAAAGAACTAGAAGGCATTGAAAATGTAATGCTGTTTGAACGTGAAGGTGATATGATTGACACGTTCTTAACACTGATTGAAGACGCTGACATTTTGTCAGGTTGGAACTCAGAAGGTTATGATATTCCGTATACTGTAAACAGGACTAGTCGTGTACTAAGCAAAGATGACACAAGACGTTTCTGCTTGTGGGGTCAGTTGCCTAAGAAGCGTGAATATGAAAAGTATGGGAAGCAAGCAGTTACATTTGATCTAGTAGGTCGTGTACACTTAGACAGTTTGGAACTATATCGCAAATACACATATGAAGAACGTCATTCATATCGCTTGGATGCAATTGGTGAGATTGAAGTAGGCGAGAACAAAGTTCCATATGAAGGTACATTGGATCAATTGTACAACAATGACTTCCGTAAGTTTATTGAATATAACATTCAAGATACTGCACTACTAGACAAACTAGATAAGAAACTACGTTTTATTGATTTAAGCAATAGTATTGCACACGAAAACACTGTTCTACTGCAAACAACAATGGGTGCTGTAGCAGTTACAGAACAAGGTATTATTAACGAAGCACACAACAGAGACTTGCGGGTTCCTAATCGTCGACAGCGTGATGACAGTGAAAGTACACAAGCAGCAGGTGCATATGTTGCATTTCCTAAAAAAGGCTTGCACAAATATATTGGCTCAATGGACTTAAACTCACTATATCCAAGTGTAATTCGTGCATTGAATATGGCTCCAGAAACTATTGTAGGACAAATTCGACCAGAGATTACAGATGCTCGTGTACACGAAGATACTACGCTAAAGAAGAAATCATTTGCAGGTAGTTGGGAAGGACGTTTTGCAACTGAAGAATATGAAGCAGTTATGGATAAACGCAAAGACATTGCACTTACAATTGACTGGGAAGATGGCCGTTCAGATGTGCTAAGTGGTGCAGAAATATATCAACTTATCTTTGACAGTCAAATGCCGTGGATGCTTAGTGCAAACGGCACGATCTTTACAACAGAGTTTGAAGGTGTTATTCCAGGTATTTTAAAGAGGTGGTATGCAGAACGAAAAGAACTTCAAAAGAAACTTAAGAAGGCCAAAGACGCAGGCCTTGATGCTGAAATTGAGTATTGGGACAAACGACAACTTGTTAAGAAAATTAATCTTAACTCTCTTTACGGGGCCATTCTTAATCCTGGCTGTAGATTTTTTGACAAAAGGATAGGACAATCAACTACACTAACTGGTAGACAAATTGTTAAGCACATGAGTGCTGAAGTAAATAACTGTATTACAGGTACATACGATCACGTTGGTAAAGCAGTTATCTATGGTGATACTGATTCTGTATACTTTAGTGCATGGCCTGTGCTTAAAGACGATGTTGAATCAGGCAAACTTAATTTTAATATCGATAAGTGTATTGCACTTTACGATCAAGTTTGTGAACAAGCAAACACAACGTTTGAAAAGTTTATGTCACAAGCATTTCATTGTCCAAAGACACGTTCAGATGTTATTGCAGCAGGTAGAGAGATTGTTGCACAGTCAGGCTTGTACATTACTAAGAAGCGTTATGCAGCATTGGTTGTTGATAACGAAGGCTTTAGAACAGATACAGACGGCAAGCCAGGCAAAGTAAAAGCAATGGGCTTAGACTTGAGACGTTCAGACACTCCAGTGTTTATGCAGAAGTTCTTAAGCGAGCTATTGTTAATGGTACTTACAGATACACCAGAAAAAGAAGTACTAGAGCGTATTACCCAATTCCGCAAAGAGTTCCAAGAAATGCCGGGTTGGGAGAAAGGTTCGCCCAAACGTGCAAACAAGATTGGACACTATCAGCGTCTTGAACAGAAACAAGGCAAGGCAAATATGCCAGGGCACGTAAGAGCAAGCATCAACTGGAATACACTTAAACGAATGAACGGCGACAAGTATTCGCAAGAAATCGTTGACGGTATGAAAGTTATTGTTTGCAAATTAAAACAAAATCCACTAGGCTATACAAGTGTTGCGTATCCAACGGATGAGTTACGCTTGCCGGAGTGGTTTAAGGAACTGCCATTTGACGATGCAGCAATGGCAGAAACTATTATTGATAATAAGTTAGACAACTTGATTGGTGTGCTAGATTATCCGCTAGAGGATACTAAACAACACACTACATTTAATAGTTTGTTTGACTTTGGAGACTAATATGAAATTAAAAATTGAAGTTGAAATGGATACAGAAAAACAAAATGATTTAGAGCTTGTTGAAGATCTCTTTTTTCAACTACAAGACATAAAAGAAATTTTAGAGGAAAGGCAAAAAAACCTAAATAAACGTAATAACAAAACAAAAGCGAGGTATGAGCATGGATGAAAAATGGAACATAAAAGGAAAAATTGTTAAAGAAGATGACAGGTATGTTGTAAGCGACAACACAACGTTGAAGAATCTTGTATTAAGTTCAACAAAGTTACGTCCAAATAAATCAACTACAGGTCACCGACACGCCGGGCAAGAAGAAGTCTACATTTTTGTAGAAGGCAAAGGACAAATGGAACTAGACTTTCGTATCTTTGATGTTCAAGCAGGCGATGTTGTAACAATTGAAGACAATGTGTTTCATAAAGTCCATAACACTGGCGATTATACATTAGAGTTTATTTGTGTATTTGATGGTAGGAGAACCATATGAAGGTAGGATTCACATGCTCTACGTTCGACCTCTTGCACGCCGGACACGTACAAATGTTGCGTGAAGCAAAAGAACAATGCGACTATCTAATATGTGGATTACAATTTGATCCTAGTCAAGATAGAGCAGATAAGAACGCTCCAATACAAACTATCGTTGAACGCTATACTCAACTAAAAGCAGTAAGCTATGTAGACGAAATAGTTCCTTATTCTACTGAAAAAGATCTAGAAGATATCTTGACAATGTATCATATTGATGTTAGAATATTAGGAGAAGAGTATAGAGATAAAACGTTTACTGGTAGAGCTATATGTGCTAAACGTGGAATTGAATTATACTTCAACAAAAGAGACCATCGCTTCTCATCAAGCGATTTACGTAAAAGAGTATCGGAGAAAGAAAATGGCTAATAGTATTCCAACAACAGACAGCGAAATGGTAACTTGGTTGCACGACCAGGCACGTAGAACTGGTAACACGTTCTTCCGTGAAGTAGCAGACCGTTTTTCAGAACTTGCTAAAATTGTAGAA